TTGAAATATTTTTTTTATATTTTTTCGTGTTCTGTTCCTTTTATAAACCAATCATATATATGTTCTGCACAATAAGATATTCTTTTATTTTGTTGGTCATATCTTTTAATTATTTCATCAATTTCTGGATTGTATTCAAAAACTAAATCAATCATTTCTTGTACAACATCAATCCTTTTAAAATCTTTTTCAGATATTCTTTTTTCATTACATATAATATCTAACAAATCTCGTTTTACTTTGTAACCATATTGAGTTAATTTAGAACCAAATGCTTCGATTATTTTTTCTTTCTTTTTTATAAATTCATAAAATAATTTTTTAGCATCTTCTTCATCTATTTTAAATTCATTTCCTTGTGGTAATATAACTTTACCATTTGTATATAAATAATAAAATTTATCATCTCTTATAATTTTAACACCACCACTAATCATTTCAACACCATCATTCATATTAAGCATACCTCTTAATAAACCTTTAATTTCTTCTTTTCTATTATTTAATAAATTGTCGAAATTATTCAATTTATTTCTAACAGTAGATATTACACCCTCGTTTATAAATTCTTCGTATTTTTTAATACCCATAATATATTTATTTTATTGATTTTAAATATTCAGCTATTTCAGGTCTATCAAAATGATTTGATAATTCTACCAATGTGTATTTTATTTTAGAGGATTGGTTTGATGCATACCACACATTTACAGTGGAATCAGTATCAGCACCCAATTCAACTAATGTTTTCACAGTATCTAATTGTCCACCCTGTATCGCTCTACCAATTGGTGTATAATAACCATCATATTCATTTACATCTTTACCATTTTCAATTAAAAATTTAACAATATCAGAGTAACCATTTTGGGATGCATTTGACAATGATAGTTTATTAAAATCAGCTCCTAATTCTAATGCTTTTTTAATTCCTCCCAAAAATCCTATATCAAATGACTTTATTAACATATCATTATATAATCCTTTAAATAGATTATCATCTGATACTCCAGTCATTTTGTTTCTTAAACTTTCATCAAGTTTAAATTTTGAAAATTTTTTAATCATAATAGTTATATATTAAAAAACCCCGATAATTTTTCGGGGTTTATTTTTTAAAGTGTTGCAATAGTTCTTAACATTGCCTTTAGGTTCGGATCCGGATGACAGTCCCATTTTTGGTGGTCATCAGGATATGGTCTATATGAGGTGTGTGTCCATACACCAGGTTCACCACCTAATGCTCTATCATTAATATCAAACATCTTATCACCTTTATAATCTAAAGGAATACCATATAATTGTTTCCAAAATAATAATAATTCTCCAACTGTTTTTAATTGAGCCACATTATATCTTTGAAAATATTGTTGACCTCTATATGGTGGATTATATTCAATAACTTGTGAATCACTAATACTTACTATATTACCATATACAGTTTTATATTTACCACTTTCTACTTTTTCTAATTGACCCCAGTTATCAATTTCTATTGCAATTGATTCTTTATTTAATTTAACATTTCTTGATGACCAATCAGTAAAACCTCTTTGTTGTAGTAATGTACTCGGTACACCAATATGATGTGCCCAATATTTCGAACTGAAACATTGATAAGGTACACCGTCTGTTCCAACTATTATACAAGTTGCTATTCTTGCAGCATCACTTAACCATGATGCTACATCACCACGAATACCCTCACCAGATACGGTATGGTGTAAAGTTATCTGCTTTTTAGGGAATTCATAAGGATGATATTGATCTTCTGGAAAGTCTACTGCTTGTATTTTTGATAAATTAATTGGTTTTAGTTTTGACCAATTATTTTCACTATAAATTGTTAATTCATCTATTGTTGCCATTACTTTTTTGATTTGTTTTTTAAATTATTTTTCCAGTTTATATATTTAATATCAGCGGTTTCCTTACCATATTTTTCAATCCAAACATCATATATTGACTTACCATACATAGGGTTATTTTCTCCTTTTGTAGATATTGATATTTTCTTTTTAGTTTTTTCTGAAAGTTTTTTACCCAAATGATTTTGTCTATTCTTTTCTTTTGATTCTTCTGAATGTTTTTTACCTTTCATCCATGTATTTTTTCCTCTATTTGATGAACCGCATCTATAATTAGATTCAGTACTTCTATTTCTTGATGATTCACCTATTTTTTGTTTTGTTTCCTCAGACATATTTAATTTAAGTTGTTTTATCTTGTTTTTTGTTTCCTCAGAACGTTTTATACCTTTATTATATTTTCGAATTTTTTCTATTGATTCTTTAGAATGTGATTCAACACCATTTCCTGTTCCACCTAAAGGACTTATATTATAACCAGTTGGTACTAAAGTATCAAATAAATTAATATAATATTTTTCATCATTTCTAGAATCTATATAACTGTCATATTTTTTTAATGTTAATCTTATAAAATTGTTTTTTGAATATTTAGATATAGCTTCTTTAATAGCTACACCACTTCCTATATATTTATCGTTTATATTATTTGTGGAGTGTGAACCAATGTAACATTTACCGTTTGATTTATTTATTGTTAAATAAACTATATGATATTTTTTACTCAAATTAAATATATTATTTTTTGCCTACTTTTTTCAATAGGGCTTCTCTGTATTCTTCTTTACTTAATGTTTGATCAATCATATATTTCCTACCATTATTTTTATCGTCTGTTGCGATCCAAACATTATTATCAGTAGCATATTCCTCAATTTTTTTATAATTATATTCTTCGACTTCTGTTTCGGTTTCTTCTGATTCATCTACTTTTCTTAATGTTTCTAATAAATAACTTTCAATATCTTCTATTTCTTTATCAGTCCATTCAATTTCATAAATATCTTCATCTTTAAAAATTAATATTGTTTTACCTGGAAGATTAACATCTTCATAAAATTTTACTTTGTTTGCGATATGTCCAAAATCCATTAAAGAAGTATCATAAAGATTTGTGTATTTAATTTGGAATTCGTTTAATTTTCTGAAACGATTATTTTCATCGTTTACTAATTTTCTAGATTTACCTAAGTTCAATGTAAAAAAAGGCAAATTTCTAAGATTCCTTAAAAAATAGGAATTAGCTACTATGTTCATCATATATAAAATATATTATTTTTTAGAATACATCAGTATCTTCTAAATCGGTGTCATCGTCAGAAAGAGTTCCTTCATCTTCTTCTTCACCTAAAATAGAGTCTGATACTTCATCCATTTTTCCAAATAATTCTAAGATAGTATCTTCACTAAGTTCTTTAATTGGTACATCTTCCCCAATTTCCCTTAATAATTCTCCGCCTTCAATATCATATCTTTTTAATTTAATATGACATTCATCTAATACTTCTTCTTCAACTTCTTGTAGAGTAACAATAACAATTACTTGATAGTAAAAATTATCATCTTGAAAATCGAATTTTAAATATTTTTCTATGTTATTGGTAGTTTCAATCTCAATATCATATAATTCCGTATCAATAGAAAAACTTCCTTCTGAGAACCAAAATTTAATATTTTTTTCTAATTCTACAAAGAATTTTCTAATCCTATATTCAGGATCCTCTACATATTTTTCATTTAAGAACTTGGTATAATTTAGAAGTTTTTTCATTAAATTTTATTTGTTTAATCTTATATATTATTTGGTGGAATTACATTTTTATATATAATATTATTATTGTCCAAAAATTAAAGAAAAAGTGATGCAATTAAAGAGGTTCAGTGAATTTATAAATGAAAGTGTAAACGATAAATATGCACTATTAGATATTCTAAGAGAATATGGTGTATATAATCCACCTGAATTTATGAATTATTTAAATGATTTAGGATATACTATTATTGAATTAGATCCTGTTGGAAGAGGAATACAAGAAAGTTTTAATACTTTCGATAAAGTGTTTGAAGATGATGATGAAGGAGAATGGGAAGATACAGAAGAGGATAAACTGAACAATTTTTTAATAAGTAGAGGTGTTAAACAATATGCACTTGACAGTTTTTTCAATGATTTGCACAAAGAATTCGGGTTTGTTATTGTTAAAGATACAGAGTGGGAAGCAACTGATGATGATTTTGAACCAGAAAATGAAAGTAATATAAATGAAGATATGGATTTGAAATATAAATTACAAAAAAGATTAAACCCAACATTGTTTCAGAGAATTTCAAAAATAGGAATGATTATGATGGATATTAGTTATCATGGTTTAAGAACAAGATTAGATATTCCTGATGATGATCAATATATGCACACAATGAATTTTGTATATGATGGTCTTAAAGTACTAAAAGGAATTTCTAAATTAGAAAAATGGATAGAAAAAAAGAGTAAAGAACATAATTTAAGTACTGATGATAGAACAGAATTTAATGAATTTATAATTAGAACTATAAAAGAATTACACTATCAATATCCTCGAAAATTTAAAGGAGAGTTAACAAATTTCGAACAAGATGATATGGATGAATTTGTTAATACGTTTAATCAATTAGTTGATAAATATAATGTGGGTAAGAAAATATATCAAGAACACGAAAATAAAAAAAGAAAATAATATCATGGGAATAATGAAATTTGAAGATTATCTAAAAGAAGATAATGAATTAGTAGGTAAAAGAATACGTTTAATTCAAATGGGAAATGATCCTAATCCAGTAGAACCAGGAACAGAGGGAGTTATTGACTTCGTTGATGGTATCGGACAATTACACGTTAAATGGGATAACGGAAGAACATTAGCAATTGTTCCCGAAGAAGATGAATATGAAATAATAACAGAAAATGAAGCTGGTGGTGGTGCATCTACAACCGCAACTCCCGGAAGTGGTCAAGCAGTTGGTGGTGTAGGAAGTGGTGACGCAGGTATGACATTTACATCTGCAATGGGTGTTAATGTCGGTGGTTGGGATTCAGGAACATCTTTCTCTACTAATTCAAACGTTAAAGGAATGGGTGCAATTAAATCAGCTCAACCTTCTTCAGTTCCAGGTGATGTTAAAGGTAGTACAAAAGGTAGTGGTGATATAGGTTCTAAAGGTGGATCTTTTATGAAACAAGCAGCTGGTGGTGTAAAAAAGAAGAAAAAGAAATCTCAATCTGCACAAAAAAGAAATCAAACTGCACAAAAAATAGATGACCTCTATGTTACTAAATATTCACAAACTGATAAAGGAGATGGTAAAATAATTCAAAATTGGAAAACATTTAATGGTGGTAAAAAATAATTGATAAATTTTTAATGAAAAAGTTTACTGACCTTTTAAATGAAAATATACAACAAGCAACTGCTTATCTTAGAACAAAAAATATTGTTCCCGAAGATGATTATTTGTTTCAAGTAATTAAAGATAGATTCCAAGGAAAAGAAGGATATATAGGTTGGTTTACTAAAATAGCGCATGAAGATATTAAACCCAATACTCGAAATAATGGTGAAGTTATAAAGGAAGTAGAAAGAATATTTAAGAAAATAGAAGAAAACCCACAAATTATAGAATTATTAGAAACACCAGTAACACAACAAAAATCATTAGAAGATTTTCAAGATGATTATGAAAAATCCGTTCTTAAATATAAAGCAAAAAATATTTATAATCAGTTCCCAAGAACACAGAAAAACTTAATAGATATTACAAAAAAAGACACATTAAGTTTATTATCAAAACTTAATGATACGGATCATAAAGCCTTTATTAGAAAAATATCATCTTATCATACTAAAGATGAATTGTTAAAAGGTATAGAAAGATTTTTATCTGGTGATACAAATGCTGAGTTTGATAGTATATTAGATAATTTAGAAAAAATTGGTTCACCTATTGTTTATGCTGATGAAAATAGAGATTTAATTATTGCTAATATATTAACTTCTAAACAATGTGATAGTATTGGTTCTAGAACATCTTGGTGTATTGTTGGTAGTTCATCTACATTTAATTCTTATGTCAATCCAGATAATGCTGGAATACAATATGCTATTTATTTAACTGATAAATCTTTTAGCGATGATAATAGATTAATCGGTGCAACATTTAATGTGAATGGTTTTAGTACAGCACATAATGTCACTGACGAATACATATCACAAACAGACCTTAAAAAAATCTTGAAAGATAAAGGATATGATATTAATAAATTAATGATTACAAAAGATGCATTAAAGGATAGAAATATAGATAATTTTAATATTAAATCTTTAATACAAGTTGGATTCACTTTTGATGAAGTAATGAAGAAAAAGAAAAAATTTAACTATAATGATATATTGTAAGACAACACGAATTAAGAAATGGTAGAAAATATAAGTATGATAAAGACTTATTAAAATATATTGAAAATGTGAAGGAGTAACAAATTATGGCTGATATTAAATACGATGGATATATTAATGGATTATATAGTTATTTTGCGGACAACCACGATAACATTAAAAACGTATTTTCTAATTTTTTTAAAATTAGTTCTGGTTCAGTTAAAATAGCATTTAGAAGGGAAGATTTAGAATTAATGGTTTTGGTTAAGATGAAAGATTTAGCTCCCGATGCTATGATTATGTTTACAGTTAATAGGTTAGACGAATATAGATTTAATTATGATAATAATGATTTATTACAAGATATTATAGATGACTTTAAATTAGGAAGTAGATGTAAGAAAATCATAAAAATAAAAGGACGAATTGATGATAAATAAAAAAGTAAAAGACGAAAGAGGAACTGAATTTACATTAATTCAATTTGTTGTTATCGAAGATAAACTAATGGCTGTTTTAGAAACGGCTGATGGTAAATATTGGACAGAAGATTCTCATAAAATAAGATTAGTTAGATAGATAATTTAATATATAAATCTAAATTAAAATTATCTATGATAAATTTATCATATTAAGGACAAAGAATATTATTTCAAATTAGTGGAATACTTGATTTTCCAGTTACACAAACTTTTATTGATTTATTTTTACTATCCCCAATCAGAATTATCTGCAATATATGAAAATTTACATACAGAGGGTAGGTATTATTTAATTGAATCATTTATCATTTCTAAAGTTGATTTAACTTCTTTTAAAAATTCGGTTGTTTTGTACTCGTTTGGAACGAGATCAAGCCAACCGTTTTTTCTTGGATAATGTTTCTCGTTATTAAGGTCTATATCATCTTTATCTGAATCTGTATAATTTCCTTGTATTGCATTATCGTTTTTATCCCAAGGTTTCATATATTCTAAATTACCCATTCTTTCAACTGGTGTTTTATCCGTAATATACATTGCAAACTTATCACCGTCTTTATCAACAAAATATAAATATAAAAAGAAATCTGTAACACGACCAGAATCCCAATCATATCTTGGTTGTATCATTAAATCAATAAATTCAAAATCATAGACATCAATCTCTTCATAATTTGTACTCGGTGATTTCCAAATAACAACATCATATTGAAACGAAAACTTTTTAAGTAAGTATTTTTTCAAATGTAGTTTTAATTGATTATCAGCATTACTTAACATTTTATCATCTTTTCTTTCTTTCTTTAAATTTCTAAAAAAACTACTCTCATTAAAAGAATCAAAATTATTAATGTGTTTCATATAATTTACTTTCACTTTTTAATATATATTAAAAAATAGTCTTAAACAAATGAATAACATTAAAAGTTTTAACGAATTAAACGAATCAGATAATTATGACGAAAACGGATTGGTAAAAGGTCCTTTCCCAGAAGATACGTCTAATATTTTATGGAAACTTGAAGAAGGTTTTGCAATATTAGTAACTAAAGAAAATTTAGAAGAATTCTATAAAGCAGTTAGTTATTATGATTGGATTGAGTATGAACCTAAATTAGACCCAGAAGTTTGTCCACCTGTAATGTATTGGGTATTGATAGGTAGAAAAATTCTTCATACAGACAAACCAAAATTTGGTGGATATGATTTTGAAGTATACGAACCAAAATTTTAATTAAACAAATATGAAAAAATTTAATGAATTTTTAAACGAAAATGCACAAATGGATGATAGTCTAAGTGATAATTTATTTGTAACATTTGAACTTACTTTTAAAGGTGAAACATATTATATTATTGCACAAGCAAAAAATACAAATCTACAAGCAACTTTTAATGAAAAAGGTGAAAAAATTGATAATTTTACAACTGAATTCACAATAGGAGAAGAAGGTGTAGAATTAGTACCATTAAGACATGCACCTCAACAAGTTTTAGATACTTTAGAAAAATTGGGAGCTTTAAAAAATATGGAAATAGGTGATGCAACAAGTATAATAACTGGTTTAGAGAGAGATGAAAAATTAAAACCAAAAGTGAAAAAATATATTGATATGGGTCAAAATGAATTAAATTATCAATTAAATATAGCTATTGATAATAAAGATTGGAAAAAAGCGGAAGAAATTTCTTCTTACATAAAAGATAAATAAAAATTATGAAAACTAAATTTGACAATTTTTTAAATGAGAGTTTAACTGATAAAATGACAGGTAAATCAGATGAAGAGGTTATAAATAAATTAAAACAATTAAAAGCATCAGACAAATTAATGAAAATACATAGATATCAATTATCTGATGATTATTTACCAAGTGATGAAGAATGGGAAGAAGAAATGAAAGATTTTGTACCCCAAGAGAAATTAGATTTTATTAAAAGATTTAGTTTACCTGATAAATTTAGACCAAGTGATGAAGAAATTATCGAGGACTTAAAAAACCTTAATGGTATAGAACAACTCAATTATATTAAACATTTTAATTTATCTAAAGATTTAATACCAGATAAAGATAAAATTAAAACTGATGTTATAAAAAGTGTTTATAAAAATTATCCTAATACTCGAAACAAAGAATTATCAGATATTGTAAATATATTATTTGATAATGGTTATGTATATCGTGGTATTAATATTGATCAAGAAGGTTCTTGGAATAAAGAAGATGTAAAAGATATTGTAATTTGGTTTAAATATGATAACCCAGAACATTATTTTTCTTTTACTGATAAAAGTAATTTATCAGAAGTTAAAGATAGAATAAATCAATATAAAAAAACATATACAAAAAAACCAGTTGAACACGTATACATAAAAAAAGATTAAAACAATGAAATATTTAAATAATTTTGAAAAACATAATGAAGGTATTGGTTCACATATCAGAAAACTTGGTTCAGGTGATAGAGAAAATACTAAAGGATTATTTTTAGGTAGAGCTACTGATGATATTGAGGCTAAGAAAATCTTTAAGGAAATGAAAGATGATTTTGAAAAATATGATAAAGATGTTAGAAAATCTAAAATATTTGGAGATAGTATGGTTTATTATATGGGAAAATTTGATTCAAAAAATAATTCACCAGGTGTAGGAAATGTCCCAGAAGATGGATACCAAAAGAAAATAAAGGTATCAGCTTGGAAAGGAAAAGGATTAGAAATTTCTTGGGGTAGAATAGAGGTAGAAACTATTACACCTAATAATGAAGATGGCGGAGCAAGAATTAATAGAAATGAAGAAAGTTTTAAAATATCTTATGATATAGCTAAAAAGATACATGATTATTTTAATGATGAATATGTTAAACAATATCCAGAATTAAAAGATGCCGAATATAAAAATTTAGATCAAATTAGAAATATTAAAACTGGTAAAAAAGCTACTCTTGGTTATTTATATGCTACTGATCCAAAAGGTGAAAATATAACATATAGTTATAAAGATATAAAAGATAAGAAAAAAATAGAAAAATATATCAATAATAATCCTGTTTTTGTGGGTAGAAATTATAAAAGAAATCATATTACATATTTTACAATTCCCGGAGAAAGTGAAGATTTAGTTAGAGATAATATTATGAATATGGAACACGATGATGTTGAAAAACAAAATTTAGAAAGAGTATATAAATAAAAATAAACTAATAAAATAATGAAAAACCTAAAGAAATACGAATCATTTGTAAATGAAGAATTAAGTCCAGAAACATATTTATCAGCAGCTGATAAATTAAAGAAAAAAGGTCATAAAAATAGGGCTGATAAATTAACAGGATATGTTAATGAATTATCTAAAAAAATTGATCCCATTGAATTAGATATGTATGGTGAAAAATATAATATTGGACCTGATAATATATTTGTAAATTCAGATGGTACAAAAGGTAAAGATATAGAAATGTTTATTTTTATGGATAAGGAATATGCAATATCACTCACTAAAGATGGTGATTGGGGAAAAGCTGTTGGAACAATGTGGGATAAACAAAGTGATGAAAAGAAAGAAAATTTTGTTGAAGAATTTAATATGCCAAAATCTATGGTAGTTAAATCTTGGACTGAATTTTCAGATGATGAACAAAATGCATGGAATGAATATTATGAACTGAATGCAAGTATGATACACATAATGTCTGAAGATGATGATCCTGATCTTGAAATGGATGGTTTAATTATTGCTGATAGAAGAAATGCTAATAAACTTTTAAAATTTTTAAAAGAATGGGGTAAAACACAAGGAGGTAGACTTAATCAAGGAATTCAAAAATTAACAGTTAATGATATATATCATGATTAAAAAATTTGATGAATTTGAACAATTGAACGAATCTGTTAGATATCATTGGTTACTTCAATTTTTCAATGGATGTGAAATGATAAACATGAAGAAATTATATTTTTTTATTAGATGATAGTGATACACTATAAGAAATAGTTAAGAAAAGAATAAATGATTTAAATACAGAATTAGAATCATATAAAAAATATTCAGATAAATTAATATGAAAAAAATAACTAATGATGATTTTATAAAAAAATCAATAAAAATACATGGTGATAAGTATGACTATTCATTAGTTAAATATAATGGACAAAAAAACAAAGTTAAAATAATTTGTCCTATTCATGGAGTATTTGAACAATTACCAGATAATCATTATAAATATAATTGTTTAGAATGTAGTGGAAAAAAGAAAAAAACCAATGATGAATTTATAAAAAGATCAATAAGAATACATGGTAATAAATATGATTATTCATTGATAGATTATATCAATTGCTCAACTAAAGTTAAAATAATTTGTCCTATTCATGGGGTATTTGAACAATCATCAGATGTTCATATTTTTTATAAATGTGGATGTCCAAAATGTAGTGGAAAATATATTACAACTGAAGAAGTTATTGAACAATCAATAAAAACACATAGTAATAAATATGATTATAGTTTAGTTGAATATAAAAATTCATACACTGATATAAAAATTATATGTCCTATTCACGGTGAATTTTCACAAAATTCATATAGTCATATAAAAGGTAGTGGATGTCCAAAATGTATAACTGAACAATCAAGAATTAAAATAGATGATTTTATTGTTAGATCAAATATAATACATAATAACAAATATGATTACACTTTAGTAAATTATGTAAATACAAGAACTAAAGTTAAAATTATATGTCCTATTCATGGTGAATTTTCACAAACACCAAATAAACATTTACAAAATAGAGGATGTCCTCATTGTAGAATGAGTAAAGGTGAAATAGAAATTAAAAAATTTTTAGACACAATTAAAATATCATATATTTATGAATATAGATTTAAAGACTGTAAAAATATAAATACATTACCATTTGATTTTTATTTACCAACTAAAAATATTGTAATTGAATTTGACGGTCAACAACATTTTGAATCTGTATACTATTGGGGGGGTGAATATGAATTAAAAAATATTAAATTGAGAGATAAAATAAAAAACGAATATTGTAAAGAAAATAATATCAAATTAGTAAGAATTAAATATGATGAAGATATTACTGAAATATTAAATAAAAATATATAATAAAAAATATTTTATACAAATGATATATAATTTTGATGATTTTATAAATGAAGAAGTTAAACTAAGTAAAATAGTTAAAAGAGAAGAATTTAATGGATATGAAATTCTAATTGGTAGAAATGCAGCATCTAATGATATTCTTACTTTTGAATTAAGTAAACCAGATGATATTTTTTTACATATACATGGATATCCAGGATCACATGTAATCATTAAAAACAAAGGTGAAGAAATTCCTAAAGAAGTGATAAGAAGAGCAGCAGAATTAACATCAATTAATAGTAAAGTAAAAGGAAAAGGAAAAGTAAAGGTTGTTTGGACAAAAGTAAAATATGTTACTAAAACAAGTAAACATAACGTAGGTCAAGTATCAGTTGATTATAGTAAATCAGACTTTGTAAAAGTATATGCTAATTAATAAAATTATATAATAATTAAAAACATTGATTATTAGAGGGTTACTATTTAGTACCCCTTTTTTTATTTAATAAACCCACATTTTTAATATATACTAAAAAATAACATAAAAACAAAAATGTCAAAAATGATTAAATTAAATGATGAAACAACATCTGATGAATTTATAAAAAATATAGATGGGAAAGAGTTAATTATCTATGAAAATATTCAAGGATCAAAATTATATGTAAAATTCGATGGTGATAGATTTATCATTAAACCCAGAAGTATAAAAAATGATGAATTAAGTTTTGTTGATTTAGCTGTTCAGAAATTTTACAACAAAGCTTATGCTTTTTTCCATACTTTGCCACATTATATAACAGATATCTTAAATCAAAATTGGTGGTGGTGTTTTCAGTATTTAGCTGATGCAAAACCGGCACATATCGAATATAATAGATTGCCTAAAAATAGTCTTATTTTAACATCTATTGTTAAAAATGGAAATCACATATTTAATTATGAAGAATTATTAGAGTATGCTAAGTTATTTGATGTAGATGTATTACCATTAATATTCAAAGGTAAATTAAATGAAAAACAAATAGAAGTTTTAAGATTATTCATTAAAACAAAAGAAGAAGATTTAAAATTTGTATTTGGTGATGATAATTTTGCTAAATTCTTTTATAATATATTAAACCCACATATTGATAATTCATTCTTAATGAAAGATGGTGAGTATAATGATAATTTAGAACAGATTATAATTAGAATTGATGGTGATGATAAATATACATTTGGTATTCTTAATCCAATGTATGAGAAGAATAAAGAAGAAAATCAAACAGAACATTCACACGTATTTAGTCTTATTATTATAAGTTTCTTAGAATATCTACAATTAAAAGATATTACCAAATATAAACCAAAAGGTTTAACAAAAGATGAACTTTATATACAGCTTATATCATTATTATTTAATGAATATATCGCTAATATGAAAGATGATATTGAAGGTTGGGAATTCTTTGTTCCTGATTTTATAAAAGATGATAAATTTAAAATTAATGTAGATTTAATCGGAAATAAAGACACTCAAAATTTAATCAGATCATCAGAAAAGATAGAATACATTTATAAAATTATATTAGGTTCTTTTAATAAATTTAGAAAGAAACCAATTGGTATAATGAAAGAATCCACCGTAGAACTTTTTAATAAAATGGTTAAGGATATTGCTAAACATTTAGAGTATCTATTAAACATTAACAGAGAATATCGTTTCCAAAAAATTGACTTGATGAATTTCGGAGAATATTTTAAATTAGAATTTGATAGAGATGGTGCAGGTGAAATATATCCAGATGTTTCAGTACAATTCGATGATGAACCAGAAACTCAAATAGATAAAAAAGGTAAAAAAGGTAAAGGAATCAATAAAAAATAAGTGATATTAGTTTTTCATATTCTAAGAATTTTAACTAAATAAATTAATGAAAATAAATAAAACTAAAAAAGGATATCATTATTTAAATATAGATAATGTAGTAGTTAAAACTAGTTGGGTTGAAACGGATGTTGAAGAAGGAAATCCACATCATGGTGTTGGTGACTCTTTAGGTAGAAATGCTTATGCGTCATTAATTTTCGATGAAGATGAAGAAAATATTATTAATGGAATAAAATCTTATTTTTCATATGATAGAACTAGTCCTGAAACTGGATTTCATTGGTATGTAGGTAGATATCCAAGAGGGTTTAAGTATGCATTAAGGGGGAATTCAAGAGATCATGTAGTTAAAGCAATTGCATCATTATATTTATTAGGAGAAGATGATTTTGTTAAAGATTATATAAAACACAGAGCTAAAAGACCTTGTATTGATCATCCATTTACATTAGATCAAAAATTATGGTTTAAATCACTCTATTCACATTTTTGGTCTTGGGTTTATGTTTTAATTTATATACCAAAAGTTATTTTTAGAAGATTAGGTATGTGGTTATTAAGATTATTAACAATAAGACATTTAAGATTTGCAAAAGATTTAAATGATTTTATAGAAAATAGACCGATACCTAAAAATAAATGGGCAAAATTTGTTTCTAAAAAACAATTAATATATCCCACTTATGCATTATTATATGGTTGTGTTGTTGCAAATGCCATGAAATCACAATTAGCAAGTAAATTTATTAAAATTATGCAACGAATGTTTATAGACCCAGGTAATTTAGTCATTAAAGGATTATGTGGAATAAAAATAACTGAAAAAGAATTAAATAATTATATACCTTCTCAAAATAATAGATGGTCTACAAGATTAGATTTTACTTGTGATAGAGATATGATAAAATACAATGGAGATAACACTGATAATGTTTATAATGCATTATTATATAAAATATTTGAAAATCAAAATGAATATGGTAAGTGGTATGCTCTTGGAAAAAAGAAATAAAATATTATGAAATTAAAAAGATTTAACGAAATGGTAAATGAAAATTTTTCTAACGAAGAAAGAATGATGTCATTACAAAAATATTATGGGTATTACAATATGGCTAACTCATTAGATATTAAAAAAACAGCCATACCAGAATTAGAAAAATATAATATCCATTTTAAATATGATAGTGGTGCTAATCTTTTAGAAGTACAAGCAAATGAAGAACAAGTAGAATTAGTTCATCAAATACTTACTACTATTGCCGAGGGTCATAAAAGTGATGGTTCATATGGTGAAGATAAAGGTGATGGTGCCATTGTTACACCAATAAAATATTATTAATTAAAATGAGTATTAGAAAATATAATGATTTTTTGAAAGAAGGATTAGATGATTCATGGTCTAAGGGTGATATAACTATAACACTTAGACAAGTATTAGATATAACAAAAGATATTCCTATAACAAAAATTCCAACATCAAAATTAGAATATCTTGCACTTCATAAAGATAATCCAAACGAACAAGAAAAAATTAAAAATTCAGATTTACAATATCCTGTTTTGATTTTAGTAAATGATGATAACTCAATAAAATACGTGCTTGATGGACATCATAGGATACAAAAAGCAATTATGTATAAATTACCGACAATAAATGTTAAATTTATTAAATTTAATGAATTACCGGATAACTTTAAAAAAGTCTTAAAATAAAAATGTCATTAGAACCTAATAAAATATATCATATTGATGTAATCGAGGGTTTAACTAATATAGATGATGAAATAGCTGATATAATTATTATTGATCCACCTTATAATATAGGAAAAGATTTCGGTGAAAACAAAGATAATTTATCTCTAAATGATTATGTTGAATGGTCAAGAGAATGGTTATTAGAATCTATTAGAATTCTTAAACCAGGTGGTTCTATGTTTGTATATGGATATAGCGAAACACTTGCTCATTTATCCGTAGAAATTCCATTGAATAAAAGATGGTTAATATGGTCTTATACTAATAAAAATTCACCCGCAGTTAAATTTTGGCAAAGAAGTCATGAATCAATTATTCATTGTTGGAAAGATAAACCAATTTTTAATACAGATGATGTCAGAGTTCCATATTCAGAAAAATTTTTAAATGGTTCAGCAGGAAATAAAAGAAAACCAACAGAAGGTAGATTCAATAGTTCAGGTAAAGAAACAACATTTAACGTTAATCCTGGGGGTGCGTGTCCAAGAGATGTCCTACACTACCCCGCTTTAGTTGGACCTGTTGGTGGTAAGCAGAGGTGGTTCTTAGACGATAATAAGGTCTTACACCATCCATCCGAAATAAAAAACTTTGATAAAACTAAAATTCTTAAACACCCAACACAAAAACCAATGCAACTCACAGAAAATTTAATTAAATCATCACACCCTAAAACAAATGGTTTATTAGTAGTACCCTTTTCGGGTTCGGGTTCAGAAAGTTTTGTGGGAAAACAATTAGGATTAGATGTAATTGGATTTGATAATAATGAAGATTGGGTTACAATGGGTAATCAATTAATTAATACAGATTGGGAATTTAATATATAATAAAAAATATATTAAGTAAAATGAAACATATTAAATTATTTGAGAATTTTGATTCAACTGATGATGAAAAAATATATGATTTACATTCTACTGAACTTTATCAAATGGAAAAATGGATTAAATCTGTTTGGGATAGATTAGAAAATGTAGATGAAGAAGAATTACCAGAATTTTTTGAAGATGTAGAGAATACTTGTGGTGAAGATGTTGCAAAAATAATAGATGGAACTTTTACAGCGGATCATTTACATTATTATCAAACAGGTAGTACAGTTGCTACTGGTGGAATTGATACTGGTGAATTTATTAAAAACTTTGATAATATTAAAAATGATGTTGAAGAAATATTAAAAAATTATATTGATTAATTTATTTTCAATATCTTCATTATATTTAATACGTAATAAACGAATGTTGTTATTTTTACAATATTCGTTTTTTATTTGGTCACGTTTTTGAATATTTTTAAATTCTTCAATACCACCCCATATATTCATTGGTTTAAAATGTTGTATTCCATCAAATTCAATACATATATTGTGTTCTGGTAAATAAAAATCAAAAGGTAATATATTAATATTCTTACATTCTTTAAATCTTTTCTGTGATTTAAAAATAATATTATTTGATTCTAAAATATTTCTTATTTCTATTTCACCTTTTGATTCATTACATTTTGGACAACCTTGTATTCTATGTATATGTTTTAATGGTGATATTTTAAATGACCCATGTTCTCTACAAATTATATCAACTTTAGTTCTTATATTTTTATATTTTACTGAAGAATAGTCATATTTATTACCGTGAATTTTCTGAGATCTTTCTATAAATGATTTATTATTCATTTTTTTAACTTTACCACAAGAAGGACACCCATTACCATTTAAATGAGAATTAGGAATTTGTTCAAACAAGCCATGTTCTTTACAAATAATTTTTACTTTACTATAATTATTTTTATATTTTACTAAAGAATAATCATATTTATCACCGTGTATTTTATTAGACTTATCTATAAATTGTTTTGGTGATAATGATTTTTTTATATTTTTATATTTTATAGCACATATAGGACACCCTTGACCTAAAATATGACATTGAGCCTTTTGATTAAATTTACCGTGAATATAACAAATTATATCAATCTTTGTTCTCATATTAATATAATTTACTAAAGAATAATCATATTTATCATTATGTATTTTACGACACTTTATTAAAAAAATTTCTTCGTCTATTTTTTTCATTCATTAAGATTAATTTTTTAATATATAGAGATATATATTATATATATATTAAAAATAAAGCATCAACATGTATATACAACCAAATAAAATGTTAAATAACACACATAAGGTAATAAAACCTTTTCAGTGTTCATTTATTAGTACGATTGGACCAAACATAAATTCCAAATTAAATTTATCTGGTATACAAATTCCATATGAAAGTGACTATATATCAAGATTATCATTAAATCCAGGTGCTCAATCTCAACCACTATTATATGGTTTTCTTGGTAAAGAGGTTACATTTATTTTGATAAAAGCAACTTTCGATGAAACCGATCCCCGTTGTGTTATTGAGGAAGAAATGTTTTTAGAATATTATTTGGATGATGATCCAACAGTTATAAGATACATGAGTAAATTATTATTATTAACAGGTAATTCACAAAAAAGGATTCCACAAATTTATCTTAATAATCCAAGCGAACTAAGGGTTGACATAGAAGTAATGATGGCTAATCTCGCTCAATCAGATATTTCACTAGAAGATATTACAGATAATACAATTTCAATTACGAATCTTTATCATAATAGTATTATTTCAGATACACTTTGGAATTGCACAACATTACTTTCAGGTTCAACACAATTCCAAGTATATGATTATGAAGGAAATATTTCATTATATCTTGATTATGCAGAAATAGATACAATCGAAAGAGAAGCATCTAAAAACCAATTAATTATTGATACCAAATCAGATACTATAATTTATTTAACATTTTTAAGTCAATTTGAAATGTATCAAGGACATAGTAGAATGGAATGGGTGATGGAAGATCCTCTTAATAAATATTTATCAAGAGAACATCCAGGAATTGATACAATACCACCAGAATTAATTATGAACGCTGGTGTTGATCCTATTACACCAAGCGGAAATACATACATTATGCCATTTAGTAGAGATATAACAACTAGCGGATTTACTATTTATCCTGATGATATATTAAATTATTTTATTTATGAAATCATTGATGCTAGAGATGGTGAAATTGCAGTAGAAGATGCTACAATAATAGTAAGAAAAGAAGGTGAAATTATTCCATTAACAGGTATAACACATACAGGATTATTTGATATTGTAATATCTATTTCAGATATTGCTAAGAATACTACATTAGCTAATTATATTATATTAGTTGATGAT